ACCAATGCGATGCCTTCGGGCATGCAGAAAGCCATAACGAGACAGATCATATCCCTGTTGAGGGGACCGACACAGAAGAGGAGACTCCATAATGGAGATCACACTAGACATACCCGACGAAGAGGTCACGAGTGCCGTTGTGGGGTGGGCGGACAGCGAACTGGATGACCGCATCGAAACGTGGATGGAGGGTAACAGCAGCGCCGACGTGGAGCGTGCGATCCGGGAACTGTTGGACGGCTTCAAGCCGGGTGGGGTTGGGTGTCGTACGGCACGCGCGTTCGAGGATGCTGTGAACGGCATCTTGGACAACAGGGGCGAGATCGTCCTCCAGCCTGCCAGCGATGCGATTGCCCACTTGGTGAAGGAAGAGGTGAGTCGCCAGTTAGGCAGAGCCGTGTACCAGATGTCCCAAATGTACACGCCCTTGCACGGGGGGACAGAGTAATGGCGCTGCCCGGAGAGTGCGTAACAACGGGCGCACCGCTGCCCTTTGAGGGCGCGATGCCGCAGATATGTCAGAGTCCGGCAGGTTTCTATGTCGGCTATACGGACGGGGAGGGGATGCCTTATTCCCGTGAATCAGGTTACTACCGTGAGGCCAAGGATCTGAAAGACGCATGGATCTTGGGGCTCGTTGACTGGCGTGGGGACCGTGGTATCCGGTACCCCGCACACCTGTAAGGAGCAGACATGCTGAGTAGAGAAGCGCAAGAGTTCAATGCGAGACAGAAGCGATCCAAGGAATACTACGACACGGCGGGCCGTGGGCTTTCCCGTATTGAAGACGAACTGAGGAGGCTGAATACAAACTTCGCCATACTGATTGCCGCTGTGGAGAAACTATCCCATGAGTGACTTCCGCATGCCGGACGGGTTCTACGACCCGCCCGACGACCCCTGCGAGAACTGCAAGGGAGAAGGCTGCCACCTGTGCGACAGGCTGATGGCAGAGGACCACCGCATGTCTACCGATCCACGAGTATGAGAGGTGAAACACAATGAATGAACTGTTCAGTCCGGAAGAGTCTTTCAGGTCCTCCACGGACCGGAAGACGGCACCGTATGCCCGACGCCGTGCAGGCAAGGGACCGTACGGTGCAGAGCCGTTGGCGAACGCGTTCGGGCTACCTTCGGGTCCCGACTATGCGTGCGTCCACGCCACTGAGTGGTGCTGGCCGGGCACCTGCTATGCGCACGCCTTGGAGATGTTCCCCGGCGTGAAGAACCTCCTGTTGCACAACTGGGCTGTGTTCCAACAGCACCACGATTCTGTCTGGGGGCTGTCCACAGCGATGAACAGCATGCTGGACACGTTCGAGAAGGACTGCAAGAAGCGCAACGTGCCCAAGGTGTGGCGCTGGTTCTGGGATGGAGACATTCCCAACGAAGAGTTTGCCCGGGCGATGCGACTGCAGGCAATGGACCGTCCGCATGTGCAGTTCTGGGTTTACACCCGCAACTTTGAGGTCGCCCCGCTGCTGCTCCACAAGGACAACCTGACGGTGTACCTCAGCGTTGACCGCTTCAACGTGGACGCTGCCATCCCGTTGTGGGAGAAGCACATGTTCTTGAAGTACGCCTTCTGTGGAGATTCATGGGAGGAAACAGAGGATCTCGCTCGCCGCTTTCCGCGCGAGCGTTCAGGTCCCCGCTGTCCCGAGATCACGGGCAACATTCCGTTGGTCGTGTGGGATGAGCAGGGAACAGGCCGGGGTGCGTGTGTCGAATGCGGCATGTGTATCACTGGCACCAACAACGTGAGGTTTTCCTCACAGAAAGTGAAGAGCAATGTACGACAACAACCAGTACGACTCACATCAGGGAGATCACTTGCTAACGGGTGACAAGGTGGAACGTAGTTCCGCCCAGAAGGTCATGTCCGAAGCAGGTGGACTCTTCAATGTGTCGCTCAGGTCAGCCCAGTTCACCAAAGATGGGCAGGTCGTCACCCCCCGGGATGGCGACGGCAAGGCACGCAACAGGTTCGTGGTGCGAACCGACAACAACAACGTGTTGGGCCTGCACGGCAGGGGCTACCCCAGCACGGGTGGATACCATTTCCTCGCGGAGATGGCCGAATCCCTGTTCCCGCAGACAACCACCTCATGCACGGTGTTTGGCCTCGGAGAGAAGATCGCTATCACTCAGGATCTGATCTCCCCGGTCGACATCGGAGGCGGTGATGTGATCCAGCCGCAAATCTGTTGGATCTCATCGCTGAATGGCAGGTGGACGACCTCGGTCTACGACCTGTCGACGCGTCTGTTCTGCCAGAACCAGTTGGTTGGGCAGCCACTCGTCAAGGTGAAGCACACGAAGAACCATGATGCGCTGTTGGACATGCGTGTCCGCATTCTGGAAGGTGCTGCTGCGAGGGCACGTTCCGCTGCGACGATGGCCCGGGTCCTTCGGGATCAGGCGTACACCGACGTTCAGTTCCATGAACTGGTTTCACGGTTGCTTCCCATCGACTACGAACAGATGTCGGACGTAAGGATCCGCAATCTGGTAACCAAGCACACTGCGTGCAAGGAAGCGTGGCGAAACGAGCGTGAAGAGTGGGGGGCAGGCAACAGGTGGCTGGCCTACAACGCTATTCAGGGCGCAGAGCAGCATCGCATCAACGGGATGGTGCGCGGGAAGGTCAAGCCGGACCGTGCGTTGGAGAAGTCCATCGAACGGAAGGTCCCGTTGGCGGTTGAGGCAATGCGCGTCCTGTCCACGGTGGCGTGAAGCACCAAGTCCACATCCACCAGCAGCGTCTCCGCAAGGGACTGCCCGCTGTGATTCACCGCACCTACAAGGGGTCGGAGTATCACCGGGAGTTCGAGATCCCGCAGGGGGCAAAGGTTGTCCAACCGGACAAGCCGTTGTCCTGTGGGGCACGGGCGTGGATTGAGTGGTGGGACTGATGCAACGCAATGGGAAGCCCATCCAGCATGGCTATTCCGCCTACAAGCGGCACCTGTGCCGGTGTGACACCTGCAAGGAGGCGAACACCGAGTACGAGGCCGGGCGTAGGCGGAAGGTCAGGCTTATCACAAAGCCTCGCCCGTTGTTCTCGGGCGACACCTTTACACGAGAGGAACTGTTACAGTTCCGGAAGGAGAGTGACGGAAGATGACTACAACCCGGGAAGCACCCGATGTGTCAGCGATAATCACCCTAACCAATGGGGCTACGCCGCTAGTATGGCAGGCAAGCCCCGGCGGGGAGGGTTACCGCCCCTTTGTGGGGACGGTATTGGCATCGTTGGAACACAACGAGCGAGATCCATACGTCGTCTGGAACATGGCATCAGACGATGGCAAGTCTTGGGACTGCTGGGGAGGCCACTACTGTGGCGACTACCATGCAGCCCTTGAAGCATTCGCCGCCCGGCGGATGTGTCACTAAAGAGAAGGAAAGAACATGAAGATCCTTACCGAGTTGCCCGCACAGAGCCGCAGCCGCACGGAGAAGTACCCGTGGGCTGACTGGTTCGACGGGGTTCCCCGTTTGCTGGAACAGGGTGTCGATTACTTCGGCACGACAGAGGGTTTCCGGTCCTGCGCTTATGCCGCAGCCCGGAGGCACGCTGTCAAGATTGCCGTGCGCACCCTGTCCGACGGCCCTGTTGGCGAGGCACTCGCCATACAGGCGCTGTAGTGGCAGCAAACAAACCAACTAATGAGCGGCTAGCAGCCCTAGAAGATGTGGTATTTGCAGACGATGCAAACATCGCGGAAGCACTAATAGGAATGCTGTCGCTCGTCCAACATTTAGCCTTTATCGTGGGAGATGTTTTCCACGATTTGAGCCATACTTTCGCTGGAGGTATGGAGCATATTAGCAAGTTGTTGGATCAGACAGATGAGGACGAAGACTCCGAAGACGACGACAGCCCGCACTTGGCTGTAGTCTCCGACGAGGATGACGCCTGACTGTGAACCCACATGCGCCGTCCCGGCCCCCTGTAGGGGGGGCCGGGACGGCCATGCTACCATGCCATGGGCATCCCACCGGGGATGCCCTCCGACCTGCTAGGATGGACCTATGACCACCGACCGAATCACGCTCCGCCAATCTTGGCTGGGCCAACTAGCGATGTGCCCTGAGCGGGCACGTCAGGACTTGATGGGGATCTCCGAATCGACGGAATCCTCCAACACCGCCATCGGCACAGCCGTCCACTACGGCATTGAGCAATGCCTGCTGGATCAGATGCAGACCGGCGACCCGCTGCCCCTGCACGACACCCAAGAGATGGCTATGGGCGAGTGGTTCCGAAAAGAGCCGGAGATTGTCCGGTGGAACCACGAGTCACAGTCGGCGACGGACATCATCCTCGCCAACACCGAGGCGTGGTGGAACGAGGTGCGCCCGGGGCTGCACCCGACGGCGGTGGAGTACGAGTTCGATCTACCCATCGCTCCCGAGAGTGAAACACACCCGGAGATTTGGTTGAAGGGCACCATCGACTGCGTGCAGGAACCGGGCCTGCCGACCATCGACTGGAAGAACCCGGGACGCAAGCCGTCCGCCGAGTGGGAGAAGAAGCGGTGGTCGGTACAAGCAGCGGCGTACACTTGGGCACTTGCCGCCGAGAACGACGAGCCGCTCCTCCCGGATACCGGCGTCCACCGACAGTTTGAGTTCGTACATCTAGTCAAGGGAACGGTTCACCGTACCCTTGTGGATGTTGGACCGGCAGAATGGGCAAGTCTGGTCATGCTTGCCCGCTCTGCCGGTACCTTGATAGCCGCCAACCTGCCAGTCTGGCCCCTCACTATGAGTGGCTGGCATTGCTCCCCCAAGTGGTGTGGAGCATGGGCAACGTGCCGAGGCGCGGTGGCGGGACCAGATCCATGGAACCAACTATAGGAAGGTAGACCCATGGCAACAGCAACAACCAAGAAGACAGAAAACACTTTCACGGTGTTTCGACGGCAGGTCATCCAAACGGGTGACTATGAACCCGCCGAAGCGTCGTGTTCGGTGACCATCGCAGTTGACTCCGAGACTTCTCAGGAAGACATTGCCGAGCAGATTGCAGAGTGGGGCAACACGCTCGAAATGGCTAACTATGAGTCGCTCGGTATCGGCTACGAGTTGACCGAACAGGGTGTCCGGAGGCTGCAAAAAAGTGTTTCCGGGACTGCTAAGAGTGCTCCCGTGGCGGCTGCCCCCACGGGGAATAGTTCCAGCGGTTCGTCCGGTGGTACCATCGACTCGCTCTGGCGAGACTTGATGGACAACAAGACAGACTGGTGGGACCCCAACTGGCAGAAGAAGTTGGACCCTGCGGCCAACTTCAACATGAACGGCCCCGACTACAAGCGCAAGTCAGATGGCAAGGGGCTGTGGCTGTCCAAGAAGGACGGTTCGGTACTGATCCCCAACTGGTTCGTCTGCCCGTTCACGGGCAAAGACTCCAACGAACTGACAACGATTAGTGCCTCTATCCGAGGCTAGTCCTCGGGTATTCACTGCTGAGGAAGTTACTCGTCGTCTCGCCGATGCAACAGGCGAGGCGACGGGTGACCTCCCGGTGGTGGATTCACCGAAGAGATGGTCACTGACAACAGATGTTGTTACCAACCTTGTGGGATTTATCCGGAACCCGGCGGAACGCTGGTATCTGGGTATCCCCGAAGTGGACCTTGCATCCCGTGGAGTCGGGAGAGGCGAGGTACTACTGGTGGTCGGCCGGTCACACACCGGCAAGTCACAGGTTCTGCTCAACGGCATCGTCAGCAATCTCGTAAACAACCCGGCAGCCCATGTAGTCATCTTCTCAATGGATGAACCACGGGAACTGGTGGTGATGAAACTGTACTGCCTGCTGCGCGGCAAGTCCTCCACGGAAGTGGAGGAGGCCGTCAAGTCGGGCGACAAGGAAGTCATCGCTGACCTCGAACGGGCAGCCCACGAGGAACTATCCCGGATAGCAATCGTAGACGAGTCCATCCCGCTGCCCGTCATGGGTGACGTGTTGGACGAGGCGCGTGACTGGTGGGGATGCAACCCGTCCTTCACCATGATCGACTACTTGGAACTGCTACCGGGTGGCGACTCGGATTCCACGGGTGTGACCTCCAAGGCTCAGGCGGTGAAGCGTTGGGCCAAGACGCAACGCGTCCCCGTCGGGCTGGTGCATCAGGCCGGGCGAGGCTCAGGTGAGAAGGGCAAACCGGCGGGGCTGTACGCCGGGCGTTACGGCGGAGAACAGGAAGCGATCTTTGTGCTGGAGGTTTACCGGCAGAAGGATCGGCAAGACCTGTCCGGGTGGGAGACGGAGTACCACGCCCATTCCATCAACATCAACCTGTGTAAGAACAAGCGCACAGCGAGGCTGGTGGATCAGGTCTACTACCTTGATCCTCTCTGCGGGCAGGTCCACCCCTACTGGGAAGAGTTGATTCCCGGAACGGGGGACGGGCGATGACTGCTGAGACGGCCAGCCCCGCCGGAACCTTTGCCGTGCTGTTCCGGGGTGGTGGCATAGCCACCGACCAGCCCGGGGTGGGTGACGGGTTCCGACCCATGGAACTACCCTCGGGCGGGCACGCCCCGGCATCCGGCCCGGGGTTCATCGAAGTTTGCATCAAGCACCTGACAGAA